GTGATATTTTAGTAGTTCTGCGGTCTCGTGAAGCTCCGTGTGTTGCCGACTTGTACTTCTAAGACCTCTCCTGTTCTGCCGTTAACTCTTGTCCTTGTAACTTCAAGGGTTATCCAAGAACCCGTTTTTGTATCGAAAAGCCGTCCCTTATCTCCGACACGGCAGTGCTGTAAGTTACTTATGCCCTTGAATGTGTTATTGAATCGTAAGTCCTTAAGCTGAAACGTGTAGCTTATAAGCGGTCTGCATACCTTGCCGAACTCATAAGCCGCATCACGTCCAAGACGTTCAAATGTCGGTGCTTCTGGATAGCTGAGAGTGATACTTCTCCATACGCCATGCGGCATGTAACGTCCCATAGTCGACTGAATCCAGTAATACTCTATAAAAGAGCCGTATCCGTCATACACACGCAGAGCTGATGCGAAAGTTGAGAGGTCAACTTCTCGTGTAATGCCTGTTAAGTCTCTATCAAGATACAACTCAAATGCATTGTCTTTTGCTCCTTGCATCCTCGGATGAACGCTGAAATAAAAGTTGTTGCGATACAATTCACCGCCGAATCGTGAAATGAAGCCATTACCGCCAAGTATCGCTGCGTAACAGGTCATTCCACTTGCAAGGTCATCCCAGTCATGGAAGTTCTCAGGAATCTCAATATCCTGTGCTTCACAGTCAAAATGATACCAGTAACGGCTATTATCTCTGCCCCATTCCTCGTAAGCATCACCGCCATAATCGAAGTCGGGTAATTCCATGATACGATGTAGTATCTGATTCGCCGTCATTTCTCTGTTTGGCTGAGTGATTCCCATGTGCGGATATATCCAGATGTCGTTCATGTGATAAGTGATATGCTCCGCATATGCTGTGATTGTTCCGAAAGGTGTGTTATCGACAACTCTGTTGATAACATAGAGCTGACCTCTTACAAGTAAAACATTCCATTCAAGGATAAACTTGTATTTTTCAGCCTTATCCATAGGATGTTCAAGGATAACCGACCACTCGCCGTTAAGTTCATGCGTTACCTCACAACTTATCGGTTCGAGGATTCCAAGACCGTGTGTTTTAAAGAAATCCTCTTGCTCTGTGAAAGCATCGTAGATGTATATTTCGTCCGTATCCGTTTCAAGCGGTGCGGCTCTGTATACATCAGGTAACAGATAATGCCACGGAAAGCCGTTGTCCGTTGCTCCGTCAACTCTCCACACAGAATCGGGCATACTGTCAAGCATTGGAGCGCTGACCTCTGCTATGCCGTCCTCGTGTCCGAAATCCCTGTAGTTCGTCTCGTTGCACAGGAAATATGAAGTATATACGTCAAGTATGCAAGTTTCAAGGAAAGTGTTAGTTCCTGCTCTGTCACGTGGAACGTCAGCATAGTCATAGTAGAACTTACTGCCTGAACTCGAGATCATCAGTCGGAAGTGTGTTGCGTTTGGCATTACCGGAGTTACAGCAATGTCAGCTTCATCCGTATCATCCGCTACCGTACACGTCAGTGTTGTCTGACCGAGGAACATCACATTCTGTCCGTCTCTTGTGTAGTACCAGCGCACCGACTTAGTACCGCCGTTCACATCTGTTATCTCTTCACTGTAAGCCTGAGTCTGCGAATTGTAAGTGACTTTTGATTGCTGGATATTGCACTTCAGTTTTATCCCTGTTGCCGGCGTTTCCAGCGCTATGAGGTCGGAAAGCAGATACGTATTGCTTTCTGTGATCGTTGCTCCGCTGACTCCGTATGTCTCATAGCTCCCTGCCGATGCCGAGGCTCTCAGATTCTCCATAGGCGGCGTACTATATGTGTGTGTATCCATATGCTCACCGCCTAATCAACAGCTTTATGCAGTGGAAATCCGGCAGCGAGGATCTCTTCCTGTTGAGTTCTTGCCTGTGACGTATTCACCAGTAAGACATGTTCGTCCCATGTGCTGATATTAGGTCTGACGATATCGCCAGTGTAGTTTCTGTCAACCTTAAGAGAGATACCAGAGCCGTTATATCTGATAGCCTTATTGCTCTGTATTCTGATAACATTGAGAGTGCTGTTAGATGCTCCGACAAGTACCTGTGTGACATTATCGTTATCGATAGTAAGTTCGCCTGATACAACACAGTCCACAAGATTTGCATTGCAGATGTTATTGCAGTTTGTAGCCTGTACCTCGCAGTGAAATCTGCCGTATCTGACATCTCGTGGAGAAGATGTGAAAAAACTCCAAGAGTTGCCCCTAACCATGCCATAAGCATATATCCCTATACGGTAGTATTTACCTGTACCAGATGATTGATTAATGGCGAAACTTGTGCCACCTCCATAGTCGAACTCGTATGATATACTCAGATTTTCTAAGATCACATAGGTCTCGAAGATAAAAGCGCCGCCATTACCAACGATAACATGTTTCGCATTTGTAATCTTAAGATTTTTCACGGTAGGTTTATTCGTGTTCGTGCCTGTAAATTTAAGCACATAGTTCGCTGTGCTTGTGAGATTTCGCAGCTCCCACTCATTAAAATCAACGTTGCCCTTGATTTCGATAGTACTGTCATAACCGTTAGGATTAATCTCGTTGAAGTCAACAACCTTATCCTCAGCATCGTCCCAGACGATATATGTTGTGGTGTTTATGTTGCACACTAAAAGAAAATCATCCCAGTTATCCACTATGTAAGGATCTGCTTGCGTTCCTGTTCCTGTTGCAGCCATTATAACCACCTCTCGTTCTTTATCATCTTAAGATACTCTAACTCGCCTGTCCATGATATTGTAGATGAGCCAAAGTCAAGTATCGGATATCTGCCTGATACACGATTGTATATCATCTGTCCGTTGTTATCTCGCACAAGCTTCTGCTCGGAATCAATGTATAAGACCTCGCCTGTCTGCACGTCATTTATCTGGATACTGTAGCCGTTAATCGTTATTCTGACAGTTGATTCTGCACCGCCGCCCTTTATAGCGATAAGCGGCTTTCCGTATCTTGTGCCGATGTAAGTCACGGCATCACCGTTGCTGTACTCCGTCAGCTCATCGTCAACAGAGTATGCGAATGGTGATAACTTGAATCTTGCTCTGTAATGATAACGCTTTCCGTTGTAATTTTCTGGCTGGTCAAGGGAAAAATCGCATATCCTGTAGAATACATTGTCCTTATTGCTGAGTATCAGCTTTTCGGGTACAGCAAAGAAATTGTGGATATACTGGTCATCCAGAGCCGTAGGAAAGAACTTGTAGAAGTCTATACTGTAGTCGATATCCTCATACGTATCGTCTGGATAATAGCCGTTTTCGTCTGCTCTCGTAGTCCATGATGCATACCTCTGCTTTGGCATAGGCGGAACTCCGAGAGTGTCAACCCACACCCCCAGAGTATCGCTTGATATGCCGTTGAGCCAGAACTTGTCTTCTGATGTATAGTTCGCCATTACCAGCCTACACCTCCTACACTACGCTGCTGACGTACTGAAAGCGCCGCCAGCTTTTCCGATAGCTGCTGCACAGCTCTATCGGTCATCCTATCTACGTCATAGTCTCCTGTCACCGTAACGCCCCCAAAATTAACGTTTACAGTCACTCCAGAATTGATAGGGTTATTACTTGCCTTACCGTTCAAAGGCGTTACAGTAGCCACTCCGTTGCGTACAGAAAGCAATTCGGGACCAGCTTCTGCTATGATAGCCTGTCCGTTCGTGAGTGAGCCGCCTTTTGCGAAAAGTTTTGGTATAAACGGAAGTTGGAAATTTCCGTCCTCATCGTGTGTTACATCAAATGCACCTTCACCAATGAGCCTACCAAAGTCCGTTAGATGCTCAATAGCATCCTTAATGCTGTCCCAGCCTAATGCCACCGCTTCAAAGAATCCTTCTACAGCTCCCTGTGCGGTTTCAAATGCGCTCTTAACGTCCTGTACAACATCGTATATTCTGCCGCCAAGGTCTTCAAGGTCTTTGAACTTTCCAGCTTCCTGTTCAAAAAAGTCGTGAACCTTTCCGCCTACATCTTGCCAGAATTTATTCCACTTTCGGGTATGTTCGTCAACATCAAAAAATTCATCAATAGCAGCTCCAGCGCCCTCGATTCCGTCCTTGATTTCCTTCCAACCTCGTTCCCAGTCCTTTCCGAACTCTTCTGTGCCTATCTCATCCCAGAATCCGCTCCAGTCAACTCCGTCCATTGCTTCTGATACATCACCTGTGAACTCAGCTACAGGCTTTAAGAAGTATTCCCACAGGTCTTGTGCTGCTGGAGTCAGAAATTCGATTGATTCTCTCAGAAAGTCAAATGCTGTAGCAAGAGCATTGAAAGCTTCTGGTAGAAACTCATTTGCACCCCAGTCTGCAAGCGGCTGAAATACGTTGTCGTATACGCTGCTTAAGTCAATACCTCCGAGTATTTCCTTGATGTTATCGACCGTATGCTGTACATCGTCTTTTATCCACTCGAATGAGCCAAGGTTTGCGTGCATGAAGTTATTATACATGCCTGTTCCGAGAGTACCAACCGAACTAAGCAATGACGGTAAAACTTTCGCCACGCCTTTACCAATTGACGTTACGAATACCGCACCTGTCTCCAGTAACGGTGGAAGAACCTTCTCGATTATAGCTGGGAGCTTATCTGAGATAATTGGAGCGGCTTTCTCTACAAATGCCGCTACTCCACCAAGAGCCTGTTCTATTTTCGGTTCAACATTATCAAATACTGTCATTGCTGAATCGAAAAGACCGTTTATGGCTTCTGCCATATTGCCGTCTTCACTAACAAATGCGACCTGCATGTTCTCCCAAGCCGCTTTCATAGCACTTATACTACCAGATATTGTTTCAGATGCTTCCTTTGCAGTCGTGCCTGTTATTCCCATTTCGGTCTGTACAACATGAATAGCTTGCACGATATCTGAATAGTTGCTTATGTCGTACTCTATACCAGAAAGCTCTCGTGCCTTATCCAGCAGTTCTTGCATGCCTTCCTTGGTTCCTGAGAATCCCAGTGCAAGATTGTCCAACATGGTAAAGTTGCCACGGCTGAATCCTCGATAAGCATTCTGCACGGCTTCCATCGTTGTACCCATCTTATTGACGTTATCTGACATATCAACGATGGACATATTCATCAATTCGGCTGCTTTCGCTTGGTCTCCGCCAAGTGAGTTAATGAGTGCTGCCGCCGACTGTATCGATGTTTCCATGTAGTCGTTCATTGACATGCCTGCGGTCTGAAATGCCTTTTCAGAGTCTTCAAGGACTTTCTGTGCGGATTCTCCGAATAGTGTCTCTACGCCGCCAACGAGCTGTTCATAGTCTGCATAAGCTGATACTGCTTGCTTTGTGAGCGCTGCCACGCCTGCCGTTGCAGCGCCTAATGCCGCTGTACCTGCCTTGGCAAAAGAGCCTAACGCTGACTTGGCTTTATTTGCAAAGCTGTTAACAGAACTTTGTGCGCCCTTCAGACCGTTAAGAAACGCTTTTGTGTCCAGCATAATCCTTGCACCGATATCAAATACATTCATACTCTCACCCCTTTCTGAAATCGTTCATGGCTTGCTGTATAGTCTCTTCCACGTCTACATCAGCTACATAGCTGTCATCGTACCAGCGTGAGCTGACCTTCATACCCTTATTTTCACATATTGCCATAAGAGCATCCGTTACGTAGGTTCTGTATCTGACTGTCCTATCATATTCCAGTCTTCTTGCGATTGAATATCGTAGGAAATCTGTTACTCGCTGTCCTCGGAAGTCTGACTGATAGATGTAGATTTGTTCTTCTCCATAGTCTCTCCCGTGTATGCGAAAAAATCGATAATATCCTTATTCGACAGCACTTCTACAAGAAGCTTGCTCATTCCGAACGCTGCACTCATAGCATCTGGAGCTGGTTCATTCCCAAGTATCTCTCTGAGTTTTTCACACTCTTCTGGATGATTCTTGACCGCAAGAGCGCCAAGAAGTGTTGCTGGCTTGCTCTTAAGGTCTCCTACAATCTCCTTATCTGAGATAAGCGTATTGACAAGCGGTATTGCTTCGATTATCTTGTCAATTGCTTCCTGTCCTTCATAGTCACGAAATGTTTTCATTTCTTGTCCTCCTTAATAAAAATACCCTCGCTTCTGCAAGGGTATTAAGTTGTTATTCAGTTGTCGTTGCTTTCGGGTTCTGTCTCATCGATATCTGCATTTTCAACATTATCAACATCGTTTTCAACAGAATCATCTATGCTGCTTATGGAATTGTCTAATCATTTGAGTCAGAATCTTCCTCTTCTTCTCCCCCTGTAGATTCTCCCTCTATGGAGTAGAAGAGCATATCTGGCTTTGTCTTATCGTTGATTGTTCTGAACGCAGTCATTGTTATAGTTGACTGACCTTTACCACGCTTAGTCAGTCTGAGTGCAAGACCGCTTGTGCATAACGCATATGGTATAACAACTGCGATATAACCGCCGTCAAGTCTATGACCTACCCATGCGATATTATGGAAGTCGGTAGACTTAAGCACAAGTGACGGTGAAAGTGAATTTGTTGTTGTATCTATAGTGCCGCCGACAATTCTCTGTAAGTCTTCAAGACCAAAGTTAAGTGCGGTAACTTCTACTGTTGCCGCAGATATGCCTGTCTTGATTTCAAGCTCCATATAATCGTACATGATGTTATTGATATCAGTTCCGAGATTTTCAAATGTATCCTGTCGATTGATATTAATATCACCTGATGTAAGCATATCAAGAGTTGCTGTAGCTGGGTCGAAAGTCGTTGGGTCAAAGTTCCTTACAATAGCGCCGCTTCCGTATATTGCTTTTTTAACGTCCGATTCCTTGGCAATATCCCAGATTCCAAGATTTACCTCCACGGTATCACTCCTTTCAGTAAGATGTATAATATGTGACCTCTATGATGTGGTACAGTCTCCTGACCGTGTTATCGTTCGCATCCCTTTGGTTCTGCGCCCAAGGTGTTGCCCTCTGAATCCGCATAAAGCCTTTATCCAGCTTATATGTCTTTGATTCGCCTATCGCTTCCGCAATGGTGTTGGATAACTCGTAAAGGCCAGTGAAACTATCATTTTTGTCTATAAGCGAAAACGACAGGAATACGTCCGTGTCGTCTTCATAACCGCCTTGCTGTATCTCATATACTATATACGGATACTCTGGCTTATCTCTTCCTGTGGGTACAGAATTCTCTTCAAAAGCTCTCACTCCAAAGCCCTTGAAAAAGACATAGAGCGCTTCCCATTTCGTCATGCAATCAACTCCTTGTCAATTCCCACGCTTCCGCTGAGACACTTCTTAAGTTCATTGCAGATATTGTAGGAGTCTGTTCTTCCCCACTATCGGATGTTATGCGGAATGTCTTTCCGTCCTTTTTACGCCGAATTACGTCATGGTACACTAAATCAATACCCTTCGGGATAAGGAACGTGTATACAGAAGTCAGTCCCTGTGCTTCTCCGATTCTCGCTTCTGTCGTATTATCCAGTGATGGAGCTACGTCAAATTCAAGTCCTTCAACCCATGCTGTGTTCGCACCGCCGGCATTATCGTCAACTCTTCGCTTTTCCATAATACAGAACTTTTCATTGATTGCCGAAAGTAAGGGACTTTGTGGAAATACACTCATAGTACAAACTCCCTCCTATACGTTGATAACGCATCATAGAAGACTGTCTGCCACGTTTTCGCAGCACCTTCCACGCCGCTCTTAGAGCCGCTACTGCCGCCTTTTGTGTAGCTGTAGCCGCCAAAGCTTTCACTCGTAAGTGCTGAGAGATTCGCAGAGTTTGGAGCTTGATTCAGCTCCGTCCATTCGTTTATCTGTTCACACAGAGCTATGAAGTCTTTCGGAACGCTCATTACCCATATTGAACCTGTGAAGGACTCATCTGCAAGGCTGTTACGTCCAGTTTCATCATTGCAATACACGCCCTCGTTCAAGTCACTTCCGCAGATGCGGAAATACTGTCCCTCTTTCAGAAAGTCTGACGGCGTTATGACACCATTACTGATTGTATACTCACCTTCAAAGATGCAAGACCTTGGATTTGCCTTGTCCTTAAGGAAATAATTCCTGATTTCAGCACATATAACAGTCATGCTTATCATGCCGCCGTCTCCTTTCCGCTGGGTAAATTATCCCTTGGAGATAATTCTCGCAATCGGGATTGCTTTGGTATCGATTGTTGCGCTCGATGTAGTATCCTTGACAAGAGTCCACCTTGCAGCGGTCTTAAGCTGTGCTTCTGTAGGAGACATGATAGCTGTTGTAGGCTGAACAAAGCTGAATCCGAAAGGACTGAAAAGCTTTCTCTGTCTTGTGAAGAGCTTGTCTACACCGCCGTCTGTAGCTGCGTCTCTTGACGTTTCAATTGGAACCTTAACACCGCAGTCGCAGTATGTAATAGCTCCACGTCCGAGTACGTAAGTAGTATACTTGTTGTATGCTGGGTCTGAACCGCTTGCAGCTACTTCCTCAACAGGTACATCATCATCGATGAGTACAGTTCTGCCGTTCCAATCTGCAAGATTGAGCGTTCTCTGAATACCGTTTGCATCTGTATACTTTCTGTACTCCAGAAGTTCAAGGTTCTCCAGATTTGTTGCTACTGCACTATGCATGATAACCATTGTGAAGATGTTCTTATTTGCCTGAGCTGCTTTCTGCATAACGTTGTTAAGAGTTGTAGCTCCTACATTAGCATCATCACCGCTCTCACCTGAGATATCAAGTGTATTTGATGTTGCAAATGTATTGCTTGAACCAGCAAAAATACCTTCAAGAGTTGCCAGTACTGTTCTCTGGTCGATATCATCCCAGTACTCCGATACCTGAGCCGCAATGTCTCTCATGAAGTCGTGCCCCGTGATGTCAAACGAGAAGTCCTTCTCTTCCCAGCCCTTTGCACGTCCTACAACTATCATAGACTGTGCATAAGTGCCGATTCCTGTTGTTGTGATATTTGTGTTGCCGTCATAGTTTACTGGGTCTCCGCCGATTCTGCCGACCATAGGTATTGTAATGAAGTTACCGCCTGTCTGGTCTGCAAGCATAGCTCTGAGGTCTGTCCTGTTGCGGAATATTCCAGAAGTAAGGAAAGCGTTCTGCTTGACTCTCGGTATTGTTTCAAGGTACTTTCCAAAAACCTCTGCATTAAAGTATTTACTGTCAAAAATGCTTGGCATTATTCATTTCCTCCTTCTTGTTTTGCTGGGAAAGGATTTTTCAGCCACGATACAACCTGCTCGTCAGTAGGATGCTCGTTTGCATACTTCATCTTGTCAGCAAGTGATAAGTTACTGAATGTGTTTCCGCCGTTCGATGCTGGCGGATTGGCTACGTTTGCACCCTTGACAATAGGCTTTTCCTTATACCCTTCGATAATATCGCCCCATTCGGTCTGTATTGCCGTTTTTAAGGCTTCCACGTCCTTAAGGGTATTATTTTTAGTTAGCTCCAACTCGTCCAAATTGATGCCTTTAATTGCACGTGTGAAGAAACTCTCTGGAAGCTTTATTTCCTTGAACATTTCTTTCAGTGCAGTTTCCTTATTGGCTCTGGTCTCTCTTGCAGCTGCTTCCGCCTTGATGCCGTCCAACTCTTTCTGGACTGCTTCGTATTTGTCTTTATAGGTGTCGTTGCCAGCAGTTATCTTCTTTAAATCGTCCAACTCTTTCTGGACTGACGGAAGTTTCTCAGCCTGTTCCTTGTAGGCCTTTATCTCGCCACGGAGATAGTCAAGGCTGATTGTGTGACCTTCCATTATCTTTGATACTGCTCCGTTGATGTTCTCGCTTGGAACACCAGCTTCTGATAGGATTTCTTTCACCTGTTCTTTGGTTAATGCCATAAATAACTTCCTTTCTATCGTCAGCGGTCTCTGCTGTTAAGTTATTTATCAGAGAGAGCCTTTCTCTCGGTGGCTTATGCCATTATCCCTCTTGTTACAACTAATATACACCAAATCCGCTCATTTGTCAAGTGATTTTATACAAAATCATTCCTTTTTCATGCCGTCAGTTATGATTTTTCGATACTCGTTTATGTGTTCGGATACTGCATTCTTGATAGTGTGGTCTTTTTGTTCAAGGTAGAGCGCATATTCTACATTCGTTCCGATGTATACAGCCTTTTCCCTTTCGGGTACTGCCACTATGTCTTCCTTGAACTCCTTACCATTCTTATCACGGTATGTATGAACTTGTCCGCCCTCACCGCTGACCGCATGCGTGATACTTGCCCTGTATCGTCCTGTGTCAACTCTTGCATCCTCTTTAGCGTGTGTCTCTCCTACAAGTCCGCAAGCTTCAAGGATAATCGGTACACGCCTTTCAAGTGCATCTGCAAACTGCTTGCTGTTATCTGTGACTTGTATATCGATATCAGACATAATATCACTTCTCCTTCAATTCAACACAGAATATCTGGTCAAAGTTATATATGCCTATCCACGCCCCCTTCTGCTTTACCATAACTGCCTTACCGTCATAGCCATAATCGTCCCATTCGCCTTTTCCGTATGAGATTGTATCTCCATTCTTGAATGTGATTTCGATTCTCTCTGCATATTCCATAATCTTATCCTCCTTAATACGTTACGTTTTCCATATACTGTTCTCTCACAGGTTTGTTGCTTTCAAGTGCGGTCTTTATCCTTCTTACATGCTCATCCGTTGACAGAGTGCTGGTTATATCAAGCGGATAGTTCTCATCGAACATATCATAGTACTTGTCAAGTAGTTTCTCAAAGTCTGCATCACTCATCTGTATTTCCTCCTATCAATTCATTTATCATCTGTTGCCACGCTGAATATGTGTCTGGAAGTTCTTGCTTGATAAGCTCTAACGCCGCTGGATTCGTGAAGGTACTGTCTCCCATTTCTGCGAAAGCTTCATTGCTGAGATATCCTTCTGTATTGAAATAGGTTTTTCTGTGTCCGCAGCCTAACGGGTGGTCAAGGTCAAGCTCTTTCACAGTAAATTTCTGCATCATATCCGAAAGATTTCCTCTGTCACGCAAGCTGTATTTCTCTCGCATTTCCTTGATGTATCCCTTTACAGCATCCTTATCAACTGCATATCCGTAATCTCTTCTAACATCGTCACTAATAAGGATTGATGAATATTTTTTGTAAAAGTCAAGATATTGCTTTAGTGTTTCACATTCTTTCAGCTCTGAATACGGCGTTTGATACCTTGCATCGTCTCTGTCAATGCCATTTGCTTTTCTATATGACATAAGGCTTCTTTTAAGAACTCCATGCATATGGTCTTTGTCGCTCTGCGTATTCCCTGTTATCAAGTCGGCAACATGTTTACTTATAATCTCTGCATCGTCTCTCAGCTTTCCAAACTTCTTTTTCCATTCATCCATGATTATCATTTCAAGAGTTTCGCCCTTGCTGTTAGTCCAGCTATCTGAGAAGTACATCCTGTGTCCTTCCTTATCTCGGTTAAGATAGTCGATGTTGTGAAGGAACTCGTGGAAATGGTTCTGATACGGTACGTGGCATACATCACCTTCTTGGACTTGCTTTCCGTTGAAATATACACGCTTATCGCTGTGCTTGAAATAGGCTTCTCCTTCTTTTTCCGATATAGCTGGTTGAAGGTCTGGGGCGTTTTTCTCCCAAAGCTTCTGCATTTCAATAGGAGCATTATCAACAATAGCGTTTATGTCTTCTATTGCTTTTTCCTTGCTTTTATATCCGTCAGCGGTATTATACGCCCAACCTGTCTTTCCAGCAGGTCTCGGCAGCTTTGGAGCTTGCGGCTTCTGCTCAACCTCATGTTTTTTCTCCCACTCGCTGTAGCTCATCGGTTTTGCTTCCGTATACGCATCCATTTTCTTGTAGTCGAATCCCTTGAAGTCCGATGCGAGAGCGCACCTGCAATTGTATACAAGGAATGGTTCGGCAGTTGGGTCTCCTGGAAATGCTATTTCATATCCTTCGACCTTGAATGGCTTTCCAACCTCTGCTTCCTGACCGTCAAGCATTGCGTGTTCGTGTCTCGTTCGGTTATCCTTCGTAGCAAGCCACTTCTGGGTTATCTTAATACCCATATCAATAGCTCGCTTATAGCTGTCGATTCTGCCGCCATTTTCAGCGCTTGTGGTCATAGTCCTTGCATTACGAATAGCAGCTTTCCTGTTCATATCCGTTACGCCAGCAAGCCTTTTGGCGATATCTGGGATGCTCTCACCAAGTAAGATGCCCTGAGTCACAGCATTATTGATATGCTTCTTATTCCAGCGTATATCATCTGGGACTGATACAGCAGCTTTCATTGGTAATAAATCTGGCTTATCTCTGATAAGGCGCTCAACTGTTTGACGGTCGTATATCATGAAGTTGGTATCCATTCGTGAGTCTTGCTCTATCTGATATGTAGCCCAGTTATAGTTCGTTGCATATACGTCTGGTAAATGTCCGTTAATCATGGATGCCGCAAGCTTGTTGGAGTTGGTCATATCCTGAGCCAACCCCTCTTCCATTGCCTTATACCTTGCGCCTACGGTCATCTTGTTGACTCGCCATTCTTTATACTGCTTTTCTGTTATCTCACCTTTTGACAGCCTTTCATTCATTTCACGGTCTTTGTTCATGAAACGCTTGAAATAGTCCGCCGCCTTATTGTAAGCATCTTTTTGAGCCTGTGCGTATACATCGGTTATCTCAGTTTCAAGCTCCTTAAGCAGTTTATCTGTCTGCTTGTGTCCGTAGTCCATTACTCTTCACCCTCAGTCGGTTCGTTCTGGTCTCCTTTCTGCTGGTCTCCTTCCTGAGTAAAGCGTTTAATGTCTTCCGCTGCTCTCTTCTTCTTAACCATTTGAATCTCATCATTCGATAGAAATGGGAACTTCTCAATGATTGTATCTTCGTCAAGGTAATTCGCAGCCATAAGAATCATCTGTGTCTCTTCCGTCTGATTCTTCATCTGTGAGCGCTTGAAAGAAGGTATGTCATCGATTCCAGCAAGCTCAAATATCCTTTCGCAGAAGTCCAGCACAAGGAACTCGAATTCATCTGTTGACTCGTTGATTGGTTCATAAGCGGCTTCAATCTGCGTTGCTGTTACGTTACCAGCCTGTATCTGCTCTACGTTCAACATCTGAGTGTCTTCTATAAAGTCTTTCTTAAGTATTGACAGATAAGCTTCTCTGGACTGATAAGGAACGTCAACCGTGTGGCTCTGTACGCTTGCGCCGTCTCCCTCTACTACAGCCGCCTTGATTGTCTTCATCCTCTCGACAAACTTCACAAGGTCGATATCGTCCATACCGCCGTAGTTCGTTAGTGTCCAGTATAACATTGATGCATCGTCAAGGTCGTTGGCGAATCCTGACTTGATAAGGTCGTAGCAGTCTACCTGTTCCTTAACTCCGATAAGGGTACTCTGCTTTTCAAATGTACCCCATAATGGTACGATAGGTAGATAATCGTAGTTTTCTCCACCGTTTATTACTTCACCGCCAAGCTCTGACTCTCCGCCGATAAGCCGATAAGCACGTTTTGGAGCGAGTATGGATATCTGTCCGTCATCACCTTGCATATACTCTGTGAATCCATCCTCTTCAAAGAGTGTCATTCTAAGCGGCTTGTTATCGTCTAACTGCCAGAATCGTATACCTGCCCTGAGACTTCCTGTCTCTTCATCGTAAAGCGGTACAAACTCCGTATACTTGAACCAGTCTACGTGGTTAACGTTCCAAAAGCCGTAGGAACAAGACGTTGCAAGCGCTGACTTGCCATAGAAATACAGGTTTTTATCGAATCCCTTACCCAGCTTATCATGGTTTTTCTCATCTTTCTTGCAGATAACACCGTTTCCAAGCAGATAGGATGCTTTCTGAGTGACAAACCTCTTGTATAAACCTGACTTCATCTTATGATTGGCTGTGTAGTTATCGGGGACTTGCTCTCCGCTGATTGTATACAGGAATTTCTGATATTTTGATATCAGTACATTCTTACCTGATGCATACTTTTCTGCATCAATAGCCATGCTGTAGTTATCGCTTGACTTGAATGCGCTTATAGCATCTGTAAGAAACTTCTGGCGGTCGTTTTCGCTTGACAGTTTTTCAAGGTCTTGAAAGGTCTTTATCATTGTGTGAATCCTCCGTTCCATATCGGTTTGTAGTTGTCCTCTTGCTTCTTCCAAAGCATTCTGATTAATGACGACAAGCTATCTGGAGCATCATCGTGTTCTGCGTTTTCGTTATAGTCACATATCTGTTCGATATATGCCTTATCCGTTCCCTTAACAAAGATAACGTCATCCCATACGTCTTTCAAGTAGCTTGTTATCTTAAGGTATTTGTTCATACTTTCGTGGTACACGCTTACTCTTTCGCCTTTTTGCATGAGTGACTTTGCCAGATATCCTTTATCTCCGTTATTCTCGCAATGTATACGCCCAGCATTAAAGCTCTTTCGTAGCTTGATTATCTCATCTTCTACATCATCAATGTGCTTTCGCCAGAGTCTGCCGTAGACGTAATACTTTCCGTTTTTCTTATTAACGATTGTGAATGCTGTGAAGTCTTCACCATAGTACGCCGCATCAATATGTGGAATACCTTGTTCAACTTCTGCTGGGTCAGCTCCAGTCTTCGGATTGCTGAATATAACATCCTCTGCTGCTATGTGCCGTAGTTCGTAATTCGCAGCAAATAGGCTGGCGGTCATTTTCGACTTGATTTGTTCAAGCATTTCGGGCGATATCAGCCCAGTACTATAGCAGTCATATTTCACAGGGTTTGGCATCAGCGTGAATGCATCGTCTTTATGCCAAGGCGTTCCTGTGTTGATGAACCTTCCGCCCCTGTTCTTGATGTTCTGCAATTCCATATACGCTCTCTTAGTAGTATCTCGTTCCGCTTGTGATACTCTGTCGTTAACGTTGATAATATCGTCAGTAACTACTATATCTGAATGCTTACCAGTTATGCTGGTATATATTCCAAGCCCTTCAATCTGATTAGAACCTTTTATGCTTGTAGCAAGGTTTGTCTGAATCGAACAGGAGCTGTCTTTCAGAAGAACCAAGTCCTTTCCGTATATTGCCTGTACTAACGCATTAACGCAGCCTGATTTCAAGATGTTTCCAGTCTGCCGTATTACCTCCGTTACGTCTCCGCCTGTCTTTCGGAAGAACAGAACCGTTTCATTTGGAGCTATAACTGCATGGAGTGCCAGGAATATCGACAGCACCGTAGTTTTAAAGCTTCCTCTGTGTCCTTGCAGAGTCTGGTCTTTGTCGCAGTATAGAAAGTTTCTCAACCATTCGTTGTGCATTTCGGTTAAGTCCTTGAAGCCTACCCAGTGACCAACTTCAATAGGGTTGTTCCATAATAAGTCAAGTGCTTCTCCCTTTGACAGGTTCATATACTTCATACCCTCCCTTGCTGTTGCACCGCACAAACGCTTCTGGGTTCTCTCTCAGTGCTTCTCTTCCTTCAATTGCAGCCATTAAAGCTTCTGAGAGCGATTTGACGGTCGTTTTTCGCCCATGCAAGCGGTTATCAGTAGGAATATACTCTATTATTTCAAGAGCCTTTTTCAGCCCTTCTGTGTAGCCCCTGACGTATCCACCGTCAAGCTTCTGCATCTTCCTGTTCCTTCTTCCGAGCTGAGAAATACTGTTCCATTTCCTTGATAGTATCGTCATGACTTATCTGTACCTCTTGCTTGTCTTGCTGTCCAAGATACTGCTTGCCTAACCATATTGCCATAGTAACGTTCTTTTCAGCCATTTTCCACTGAGAACGTCTAAGGCTTATCTTTCCGACCTGTCGCTTTTGGTGGAAAACCGCCGTAAAAGTTGCGTCATATTCACGCTTACAGAACTTTTCAATAGTATCTTCGCTACAGTTAAAAAATCCAGCTATTTCTTCCTTCGTGCATTGTAAAGAACATAGCTTTTCAAACTGCTGCTTATCTATCTTAATGTTCGGTCTGCCCATCTTTGCCATACTTTTTCACCTTCTCACCATTCAGCTATGCAAGCGAAAGTCGTATACTTTGTTTCTGGTTCTTCTACCTTTGCCGTAACAGAAGTATATATGATGTTTTCAAGCTCCCAGCCTCTTACCTCAAAGGCTTCTTTTATCATTTCGTGGAGCGTGGCAATTGCTGCCGTTTCTGATACATTTATATCGGAATACTCCATTATAATACCGACGTTCTGGAAGTCTTTCGGTATTCCCACGCCTATGGTGGATATTAAAGTATCTCCGAGCGTATCACTTGTGATTGTTGAATATGCTGTAGGCAATAAACTTCCCTCTTGCAGATTGTTTTTGATTTCTTCAATAGGTATCCATTCATGCCTTGCTGGAAGGATACTTGAAAGCCTTACAAGATTGTAGTTCCCTACTCCAGCGTCGATAAGAGCTTTGTCAAAGCTTGGAAGTCCATTTTTCGACTTTCCAACTCCTTTACTGATACTACATTTCCTTGCTATCATTTTTTGTTACTCCTTTCACCCATATATAATATCCGTAGAAATATTTACCATTCCAAGGGGGTTGTTTGCTTCTATGCAAGCTAATAGTTACAAATTCTGGGTATCGCTCCTTCACTAACGCTGGCGTCAAATCGTCTTGTACATGATTTTCCCAGTGATTATTTTTTCGATATTGTGGATACTCAAATGGAAGGGCGATAATAACAACTTCCGCCATTTCTTTTATTGTATCAATTACTTTTCTTGCTTCTTCTACCGTCATATGTTCCAAAACGTCTCCAGCTATAATAAGGTCATACTTTCCAAGCGTTTTTAAAAAAGCTGTATCTCTTATATCATGTTGAACAAACTTGTCATACCATTTATCAAGTTCAAATTTTTCTCGATAGTCCATAGCGTCTACACCTACTCTATAACAAGGCTTTTCGATAAGTCTTGAATATGTACCACGACCACAGCCTAAATCTAAAAACTTGAATTTTTCATTTGCTATCATTTTGTTAATCATTTTTTTAATATTTGCTTTTCCTTCTGTTGCACTACTTGGCATTTTACATCCCTCCTTTAAGCTCTGATAATTTTTTTATTGTTCCATGCTTAAATCCGTTTTTGGGAGGCGTTACAAAATTGGTAATTGATTTACTTTTTACATATTTATTGGTATCGAACTGTGATACATCAATTTCTTTTGCATAAACTTTTGATACCTTGCTTTTGTTGTTGTATCCAAGCATACTATCGTTATGTCCTAAATGTTGAAGAATACAAGGAATTGTAGCCATGACTGAAATATCGTGCATTGAAGCAAAAATACCGATAACAGTATCATCGTGGGGGTAGTCTGCTCCAAAGTTTTCATCGCCCCACCAAAAAATAAGTGGTATAAGCTTGCTCGGAATAAGTATTGCTGGTCCGTACATTCCACAGCCTGTGATTTTTATATATGGCGTTTCGGGGCTTTTATCCTCCCATTTAAGTCTTGGCTGGTAGAATGAAAATATACTTGTTGGAAAATTTTCCGCACACTTATATACTATTTCTTTAAAATTATCGCACAGCTCCAAGTCGTCTTGCAATACGCATACAAAGTCCGCCTCCGTAGGGGCTGTCCAAGTTCGTCTTGCGTTCTGCATAGCGTTTCGGTCTTTTTTTTCTCTGGGTATATCGTAAAATACAATATCTTCGCTCATATTAAGTGATTTAAGCATTGGAAGTATATACTTTTCACGGCGTTCCTTTACCGCCATTATCCGAAACTCGATTTTAATTGATTTTTCCACGCTCATTCTTTGTCACCCTTTCACAGCATACCGCAAGTCTTTTCGGATTTAATTCTGTGCCAACAAATCTTTTGCCATATCTATTTGAATAAAAGCCTACTAATCCCAGACCCATACAAAGGTCGCCTATGCAATCATAATCTGTGTTTTCGCAGATATACTCCACGACCTTTTCTTCGTCCATAAACGGTAATTCCCGTAAGTGCTTTGGAATTACATCTTTTGAGAATATTACGATATTGCATTGCTGGCTTTTGTTTCCGTAATAATATGAAGGACGACACACAATCTGTGGATAGTCTTCTTTAAACGCCTCAATAAACATATCCGTTTGTGGAACGCCAACTTCAAGAATGAGAAGTCTTGGACTGATTTCTTCAACACATTCAACAAATCTTTCAACGAATTTATCAAAG